AAAATCCTGCAAATTCAGCGAATAAGGAGAAAGCCATGGTTACTTTTAACGAAGCACTCACCGGCAAGAAGCCACCCGGTAAAGAGCCGAACGGCCGCATTGCTGGCACCTTCAAGATCCAGAAATCCGTTGACGAAAAGCGCCTGGCCTTTGGCTGGGCCAGCGTGGCAGCCACGGCCGCGGGCGATACCGTGACGGACTACTACGAGGACATCATCGAGCCCGACGAGCTGGAACAGGCTGCCTATAACTTTGTACAGTTCTACCGCGAGGGCGGCGAAATGCACGAGCGCGGCGGCTGTGCCGTCCTGGTGGAGAGCGTAATTTTCACCAAGGAAAAAATGGCCGCTATGGGCATCCCGGAGGGCGTTGTCCCGGAAGGCTGGTGGATCGGCTTTAAGGTGACGGACGACGAGGTTTGGGAGAAGGTCAAAGACGGCACCTATCCCATGTTTTCCATTGAGGGCGAGGCCGTCCGCGAGGAAGTGGACGACGAGGAGCCCGAGAACTAAATACCGATAAACCAAAGCCTCGGCACCCGCCGGGGCTTTGTTGTTTATAAAAAATCTTCAAAGAAAGGAGGAAACGCAAATGGCCACCAAACTTAAAAACCTGAAAATCAAGAAAGTGGACTTCGTGGACAACGGCGCGAACCCTGGCGCGAGTATTGCTCTGTACAAGAGCAAGCCTGCGGAAGGGAAAACGCCTGCTGTGCAGCCCAAGGAGGACACCCCGCCCGAGGAATCTATTTTGAAGCGGATTGTTCACGCCATTGCCAAGAGTATCGGCGCCACCGATGCGCAGGCAGCTGCGGCCGTTGAGGAAGTTTCCAAGAACGCGGACGTCCCCACCTTTGGCGACGCTATGGCCCGCCGCCGGATGCGCCAGACCACGGAAGAAATCTGGGATTACTGTTACGCCCTGAATGACAGCCTGTGCGGCATTGTGGCAAATGCTGACATTACAGCCGAGGACAAAAAGGCCCTCATGGCCCAGAGCTGCGCAGAGTTCGCAGCGGCGACCGAAGCGGCAATCCCGAAATGGTCCGGCGGCATTCCCGTGAAGTTGGAAAAGGCAGCCCCCGCGCCTCTGACACCCGACAGAATCGAGAACGCCAAAGCAGCCCGCGCCCGTCTGGACGAGATGATCTCCAAGGCGGAGCCGAAGCCCACGACCGAAGATATACCGCCGGAGCCCCCGAAAGAGGGCACCGACCCGACGCCTCCCGCTGAACCGCAGCAGGAGGAAGAACCCGTGCAGAAAGGAGCATTTGACATGGAAATCGACAAGAGCAAGCTGTCCCCCGAGGAAGTGGCACAGCTGGAAGCAATCGAGAAGAAGGCCGGTATTCCGGCCCAGGCAGCGCCCGCCACGCCCGCAGGCGTTGAGAAGTCCGCCCCTGCCACCCCCGCAGATAACACCGCGGGCGGCGAGGAGGATATTTACAAGGGCATCCATCCCGAAGTGGCAAAGGAGATCGCAGAGCTGCGCAAGTTCCGCCAGGATGCGGAGAACCGCGAGCTTCTGACCGTTGCCAAGAAGTACGAGCTTCTGGGCAAGAAGCCCGAGGAGCTTGTCCCCGTGCTGAAATCCCTGAAAGCCGCAGGCGGCACCGCCTACAACGACATGATCGGCGTCCTGGACGCAAACCTGGAAGCCGTGCAGAAGTCTGGCGCATTTTCCGAGATTGGCAAGCGCGGCGGCGACCACAGCCACGCCACGACCGGCGCAGACGACGCATGGAGCCAGATCGAGAAGCGGGCCGAGGAGATCCGCAAGTCTGCCCCCACTATGGGCTATTACGAGGCCATCGACCAGGCTTGCCAGCAGAACCCCGAGCTTGTCCATGAGTACGAGAACGGCCGCTAAAGAGAGGAGGAAAAGAGTATGAGCATCATCGGTACTGCAACCAATTCCAGCCCGTACCTGGCTGCGCCTGCTGCTGCGGCCATTGAGAACGGCAAGAACCACTTCGTCACCCTGGGCGAGAACGGCGTTTCCCTGGCTACCGAGGGCGTCGCCGCTGTGGGCATCCTGCTGCCTGACACCGAGGAAAAAGTGGCGGCAGGCGAGGGCGTGACCGTGCAGATCAAGGACCGCACCCTGGTCCAGGTTGGCGCGGCCGTTACTGCTGGCGACCCGCTGGCAAGCGACGCCAAAGGCTGCGCCGTGAAGGCCGAGGCGGAAAAGTTCATCGTGGGTTATGCCATGGAGAGCGCGACCGCCGCGGGCCAGATTATCCACATCCAGATCACCAAGAGCGGCTTTGTGCCGAAGGCGGGCTAAAGGAAGGAGAGATAAACAATGAGCAACACCAGAAACACCACCGCGGGCATTGCGGCCGAGATCGCCAAAGGCTGGCAGCCCAACAACTACCTGACCAATATGTCCATGGCTTACTTCCAGAAGCCGGAAGACTATGTGGCGCACAGCATTTTCCCGGTCTGCCCGGTGCAGCTGTCCGCTTCCTACTACTACACGTTCAGCAAGGAAGATCTGGCCCGCGACAACGTGCAGCCTAAGCCCGCTTTCGGCAAGGTTGACCCTGCTGTGATGGGCCAGGACGACAACACCTACAAGTGCCACGTTGACCAGATCATTCTTGGCATTGACCAGATCGCCGCCCTGAACTACCAGCGCAGCCGCGCCCCCGGCGTGAACGACCCCCGCCGCGCCAAGGTCCGCACCGCCACTGAACAGATGCTTCTCCACCAGGACATTCTTTTCGCAAAGAACTTTTTCCATGCTGGCGTCTGGGCAAACGAGCTGACCGGCACCACCAACGGCAGCGGCTCTAAGGAGTTCGTGAAGTTCAACGACACTTCTTTTGACCCCATCGGCTTCTTCGACGACCTGCGCACCGAGATCAAGCGCCAGGGCCGCCGCACCCCGAACCGCCTGGCTCTGGGCATCCAGGCCTACAACGCCATGAAAAACAACCCCTTCGTGAAGGAGAGCGTGAAATACACCGGCACCACCGCAAACCCGGCCATCGTTACGCCCAACGTTCTGGCGCAGCTTTTCGGCGTTGAGCAGGTGAAGATCCTGGAATCCACCTACAACTCCGCAAGCCTGGGCCAGAAGGAGAACATGGAGTTCATTTGCGACCCCAAGGCCGCGCTTCTGTGCTATGCCACCCCGACCCCGCAGATCGACGAGCCCTCCGCGGGCTACATTTTCACCTGGGATATGCTGGGCAACGGCGCTTCTGTCGCCTTTGACCAGTACGAGGGCGAAAACGGCACTCACGCGGAGTTCATTGAAGGCCTGTGCGCTTCCGACATGAAGAAGACTTCTGACGACCTGGCAATCTTCCTGAAGGACTGCGTCTAAGGAGGATGCCATGGGATACACCTGTCTGAAAATGGCGACCTTCGGCGGCGTGAAATACCGCCCGGGCGACGTTGTGGAGGCTGAAATGATCCAGCCGGGCAGCGCAAGGGCAATGCAGGACATGGGCATTATTGCCGAGTTCCAGGATCTCGAAGTGGGCAAAATCGAAACGCTGACCCTCCCCATTACTGCGGAGGGCGGCGTGGTAGAGCTTGACGCCACCCCGGACGCCGTTGTCCAGGCTGTGTGCATTTTGCAGCAGCGAGCAGAGGAAGCGGTGACGACCATTGCCGAGGTTGAGGACCAGAGCGTCCTTATTCTGGTGAACGCCTGCGACAGCCGCAAGAGCGTCAAGGCGGCCGCCAAGGAGCGCGGCGTGTTCCTGGAAGATGAGGCTGCAAAGGCCGTGCAGGAGGCCCCGGAGGGCGGCTCCGAGGGGGTGAGCTGATTGGCACAGCTCACATACACCTACGACGCGAGCAAAATCGCCGAACACGGCCTTGACCAGATGCGTTTCGAGCTGGGGGACACGATGGTGGATGGCGGCGTGGAAACCTGTGCGCTGAGCGACCAGGAATACAAAGCCGTTATTGAAGCCTACCCCCGCTGGAAACGTGCAAAGCTGGCCTGCGTGGAAAGCATTCTGCGCCGGTTTTCCTACGAGGTGAACACCAAGGTTGGAGAACTGAACCTCTCCCTGAGCGACCGCTTGGACTACTGGAAAAAGCTCTATTCTGACTTAAAGGCAGATGTGAGCGCTTCCGCCCCGCTGGCAAACCAGGCGGCTATCAACGGCGACCACTATTTCTACGCTGGCATGATGGAGAACCACGGGACCGGCAGAGGAGGCGGCGGCCATGTTTTACCTTAGACCCGGGAACCTTTACAAGGACTTTGTGATCGAACCACACATAGCGGAAAAGAGCACGACCGGGCGGGCAACTGCGAAATACGACACGGAGAGCCGACAGCTTCTCCGCGGCGTGCTTTCGGACGCTTCCCCGGAAGTAATCGAACGATTCAGCCAGAACGCGCACCCTGTTACACACCAGATCGCGCAGCGTGGCAGGCCCAAGGCCAAGGCTGGCGACCGCCTTCTTTTGGAGAACCGGGCGTACTACGTTGAAGGCGTGGACCCGCTCGGGGACCTGGGCCTTTATACGCTCTACTACGTTCAGCAAAGGGAGGACACGCACAATGGAAATTGATATTTCTGGCGCCGTCCAGGGCTTTGTGCAGGACGTGGAAAAACAGGTTGCGAGCCGCGCCGAGCGTGCCGCACACGTTATTCGCAAGTACGAACTAAGCGTGCTGTCGAACAACCCGAAGCGCAGCGGCAAAGTATACCGCAAGCCTGCGAGCAATAAGACCTACACGGCATCCGCCCCCGGTGAACCGCCCGCCCTTCGCACCGGCGACCTCCGCCGGAGCTTCCGACCGCTTGCAAAGAGCGAAATCGTCCAGAGCGCCAAGCATTACACGCCTGGCATCCGCACAGATGTGAAGTATGCGCCGTTCCTGGAAGACGGAACCAACAGAATTTCCCCGCGCCCCTACGCGGAGGAGATCAAGCAGAAGGCCTTCCCCGAGGTGAAGGCTATTTTTGAAGAAAAATACACCTAAGAGGAGGGCAGCCCCATGGGCCTTATGAAGGAAACCACATCCGCGGCGATTGATACAACCGCCATCCACCCCGGCGACCTGATCCGCGCAAAGTACGCAGACTGGAACGAGGCAAAGAACGGTATTGTTACCGCCGTGACCGGCGGGGAAATCCGCTGCCTTTATTTTCCGGGCATCCGGAACGTGTGCAATTACTTTCTGATCGCGGCAGACGAGGTCACAGAAGGGCTTTGGGAAATTTCCTGGAGCACCGACATGAAGACCATCCAGACCGAGGGAGTACAGCATGACGCTTGAAGAACTTATCTATAAGCGGATCTCTGAATCCGCCGCCGCTGAACGGCTGGCGCTCCACAACGGGGCACCGGCCGTTTTCTTTGGCCCGGTGCCTACCGACACGGACCCGGGCTGGGCCGGGGCTGAACAGTATCCGCGTATTTCCTACACCATCGACATGAGGGCAAACCCCGAGCGCCAAACCGCCGGGAATCTGTACCTTGATGTTTGGTGCCTGGACAGCGGGACCGCGCCGGAGGCCGTAGAGCCCAGCGTCCGGGCTGCCCTGTGCGACGTTATTGTGGCGCCGCATGAACAGCCCCCGTACAGCCTGGCGTGGGTTACAAGTGAAACCTTCGAGGCCACAAAGCAGCTTGACAAGAGCGCCCGCATCATTGGCGTGACGGTGACTTTTGATCTGTATGCGCTGCCGCAGCAGGAAACCACCGACCCGGACCCCATCATGGCGATGAACGCCTTCACGAACAGGTGGAGCGACGCTGTGACCGTGATTGGAAGCGACCGCATGGGCGAGTATACGGAGCCGTCGGACGAGCGCCCGGCGGCTTATTTCCGCCTTGCAAACTACCACCTGGCACAGGAAACGCACACTGTGGCGTGGATGGAAGGCGTCCTGGTGGGCCACATGATCGCACCGACCTATGCAGGCCGCCAACGTTGGCTCAAAGCCTTGGCGGACGAGCTTGCAACCCGCGGGGAAGTCGAAATGCTGGACACCTCGCCCATGTTTATACGCGCTCTGGAAGTGGACGGGAGCCTGGACCCGCTGACGGCCGGGCAAATGCGCCTTGGCGTCCGCTGGGGAATCCTGAAACGGCCGAAGTTCGCCCACAAGCTGAACCACATCAACACGAATTACAACTACAACCCGTAAAAGGAGGCTATTATGGCAGAAACCAAAACCACGGC